CTAGTGGTAAATCAAACCACAGATCCCGAGGGATTAACTCGGGGCCTATGGCCACGGTTAGTATCAAGGCGGGTATTTTCTAACGCGAAAAACCCAAACAGACGTTCGTAGCAGACTCTAAAGGACCTTCAGAATCCATCCTTGGTAGCCTTCCGAGGTGGCGCCGCTTTCCGACCACGCACCTGAGAAGTTTCGCAAGGCTGAACAACTGAAGCCTTAATAGGCTACACGACCAACACCTGAAGAAGGATACAAATGCTGGACGTTCAAACAGTAATTTGGTACTGAAGGCTGATTAGATAGAGCCCGTGGGAGCACTGCCAACAAACCCAATAGATTGGGTAATGGTAGTGGCAGTTACTGTGTATGATACAGTCGAAGGAGCTGTGTTGACCACCACAGCATATGTGACATTGATAAAGAGAGCACCTGAGTCGAGGCTAAGGATCAATGCAGCGACAGCAGAATTACCATCTGGTACAAATGCTGCCGCAGTGATCACGGTCCCAATGGACTCGATTGTGACGAGATAAGTGCCGACGTCAGTAAAAGTGAACTGAGAGGCGTTGTTGAGGACCACCCCCTGTGAGAGTGGATTCAATACGGGTGCAGTACCAAAGGGATTGGCACCATTGATGGGAGCTCCATTAGACTGGAAGTCACCACCAAAGGGACCAATGTACAATGGTTCATACACGGGTGTCATTAACAACACAGTATATTCTACATACAATTCACCGAGTGTTGCGCCTGAAACGCCAATACCCTGAGAAATGACGAAAAGATTACCAATGTCATACGTTTTAATGTCAGTGTTTGGGGGTTGGGCCCCAATGCGCACGAAATTAGACTTATTCTTGCGCAGATCTTCATTCATAGATCGATGCCGGCAACCAGCCCACGGAGCGGTTCGAGTGGAACTGCGATAGGCCATAGCCTGTTGTTTTGACGTGGGTGCAGGGTCAGCCGCATCATAATCTATGGCCAACATGAGAGTGCCACCGAGAGTGGTCGCAGCTTCAGTTTCATAACAGAAGTGGAGCGACTCGAACCGGTAAGATTCATAATTGGCAGCTATACGAGATAGCCACTGAAAGGTCGTCTTTTGGCCTGGGTTTAACGCTAAGGCCTGGGCTGTGAAGGGGGTGGGTGGACCACCACCAGCCGCCACAATATCTTCGACGTATTCACGGTGAGTGATACGACAATCACCATTAACCAACGTTTGCACTTTAGGCTTTCGGGTGCGATTGACGTTGGTTTGAGCTACTGGAGCTTGAAATTTCTTCTGATCACCGCGATTTGGTGGACCGCGGCCCTTGCCGCGTCCACGACCACCACGACCACGAGGTCGTTGTGGTTTGGGCTTGTGAGGTTGTTGCTTTTGATCAGCCATGACAATATCAATTTTATCGAGATTGAAAAACTCGGATTTCGGGTAGCCAAATCTACCCGAAATGTAACCTAACTTTTCTTACGCCAGCCAGTGGTATTGAACCTCTGGCCAGCAGGTTCCATGAGAGCGACCTGAGTTTCCGGAGAGACTGGCCGCGCAACTTGTTTAAGTGGAGCCGTGGTAGCAAGCTGGAATTTACCTTTGCCACCAACGCTGGGTTTAGGGATATACCCCAGTTTATGCTCACTTGGAGATTCAACTTCCCGCCGGGGCTTGGGCCGCTCAACCCATTTGCCCTCAGCAATTTTCCTCTTCTTAAAGTCCTCAAAAGTTTCTTTGTTGGTCTCAGGTCGTTCCACCCAAGTGCCTTTGGACTGTTTATACTTCTTCAGTTCCTCGAAAGACTGAGTCTTCTTCTCAGGTTCGGGAACATCGACACACACTTTGGATTCCTTAATTGGCAAGGCCTTAGTGTCAGGCTCTATGCGACGATTCCAAAAGCGTTTGCTCACACCGCGAGATTTTAATTCAGATTCAGCGGGGGTAATGGTAGTGCCGATGGGTAGTACTTCTTCGTCAACGACGACTGGGATATCTGATTTGGCAGGTATTGGTCCCATGAACATCGGTGGCGCAAGCAGCTGTTTCATGGTGGTAGCATTTTCACACCACGAAACGAAGCGCTTGTATTCGAATTCAGGCAAAGCCTGTTCGACAGAATCAATCATCCATTGGTCGCGTTCATTGGAGTACTGTTGGTCAGCCGGGTAATGTGATAACCAGGACCGAACAGGAATGGTTGGATCATTAGGTAAAATAGGTGAACCATGAACGCGTAACACAGCTTGGCAAAAATCGCCTATGATGGGTGTGTTAGGATCAGAAAGGATGAAGCCGCGAGCCTTTTCCAGTAACTTCATAGCAGGAGTCACATTGGTATTAAGCTTAACGGTAGTGTGGAATTTAACCAGTTGACGTTTAACGTCGCAGGTCGAATTTTCATTGCCGAACCACACTTCTGGTGAATAGACTCGTGCTAAAAATTTGATGCCGGCGCATCCGCGCTTGATTGGCTCAATGGTCAGTTGTTGTCCAATCATCGTTGCGGCCTTGATATATTTAGCTTGGCCAATATCCGCGGTCAATCCGTCATCACCACCATAAATTCCAAGGCGTTCGTAAGCTTCGACAGGGCCAATAAATAACCCGTCGCGCTTAGACATACGTCGTGCAAGGAAAGCCACAAAAGCATTGACCAAAGTGTTGAACACGGACGTCTCGGGAGAACCCGAGGCGCGTGAAAAACCAGTGTGGTATTTGCTATCAAAAGTGGCGTAAGCCTTCAAGTTGTGTTGACCTCGATGGAGGTCAAGAAGCACAGCATGATGGCGAGGGTGGAATGCGCGCATGATGACTTGTCGTTCAAGGTCGCGCATGACGTTAGATCCGTGTCCATCAAACCTATTAAAGTCGGTATTAGCGGCGGTTTCCGCATCAGCCAGGATTTGAGCTACCCGGGCTGCCACATGTCGTGGAGTCTTTGAGAAGGCGTACCAAGGTTGTTTCTTCAAAACCTTCTCAAAGGCATACATAAAACGACTATACTCACGCTTGTCAACGGGGTCGACAATAGAAATCGCCCGAGGGTCCTTAACATTAGCGTATGCTTCGGACTTCTGAAACATTTTGACTAATCGCTTAGGTATCATGCCATGCATGTTAGCGAAAGTTCTGCGTTGAGTTGGTTTGTTTTGGCGAGTCAAGACTTCGTCGTCGTCAGTTGGGTGCAATTGATGTTTCTCACTTTCGGGAATTAACTGAGCACAAAACTCATCCATGGCTTGAATGAGAAATGGGGTCAGCTCAATATGTCCCGGTGCTACACTGGTTATCCGTCCCTTGATGGCTTGCGTTTCATTGCCCAGAGTTTTATCCGGGGCGAAAGCACCATGTACAAGGGGGGACATAAATCCAGTAAGAGAAGGTTTTGCAAGAGGATCAAAAGAGATCGGATCAAACTGATAACGTCGGACTGAATGTTGTACTGGGCAAACAACATCAGGTTTGAATGAATACTTGGTACGATGGTACTCAAGAAGGGGCAAGGAAGCAATGCGATCCCCATCAAGATATGACATGACTTGAGGTAATGTCAACAAGTATTGAGATGTGCGTGCGACACTAGCAATGGTGTCGTCAACCACTGCGGACACAGTGGCTGATGCGTATAAATTGGGCCGTCCAGTAGAGATGGTCATTCCCGTACTAGAGGAAGACATCAGGCGCGTAAATCCGGTTCGAGTGTTAACAAACAGACGTTGTAATGTCCGGCCGGAAATCCATAAGGAGTACATAAGCGCGCCAAACAACCACCAAGAGCCGACAGGAGTCAGCATGATAACTTGATGATCTGAGGCAGCGGCTTTGCGGTCAACGAGGTAACTCGAGACTTTATACGGAATACCGTAGTAAGTTTTGGTCGCCACGATGTGATCTGTACCGTAATTCCACACCTTATGTGAGAAGACTGCTCCACCAGTGACGTTATACTTCAGGATATCCTGTTCGTCAAAAGTGTAACTATACGTAGGTTGTACCTTACTAACCTGGTCAGGTTGTACCGTATAGATAATAGTTGGGTGAACGTTGTCGCACAGAAATGTTGGCATGTCCATGTATTGATCAACGTCAACCAATGCGACTAAGGGCTGGGCTGGGATACTCATTGGGCTAGGAGACGTAGTAATGTCTTTGGCCCAATAGTAATCCCGGCTTCCTTGTCGTCCATGGCGTTCATCAGATCGGGAGCACTGAACATAATAGGCATTAAGCCCCATCAATTTGGCGAACCGATCAATGAAACTAGAGGCAGCGGATCGGGCTGCGGCATCTACTCCATGGGTATGGTCAACGGGCGGCTTAAAAGTTGGCATAATGGTTTCATTAAACGCATTGCGAACAATTTCTGGCTTATACCACGGGGCCCGTTTGAACCAATCAATATACAGCGACTGAGTATATTTAGAAGGGTGCAGTATACCCTTAATAAATTTATATGCCCTACGAAGAAGAAACAAGTAAAGCACTAAATAAATGGCGTTATCTCGGAGTTCGCACCCATAGCAAACTTCGCCATCACCGAGATCTCTCGAGGTTCTGACTGGGAAGAGATAGTCATACCAAGAGTAAAACAGAGCGCCCAGCCACGAGGACTGGGCTAGGGCATGGGCTGGGGGCAACTGCGCCTTGACCACTTTGCCTTTATTTTGTTCTAGACGCTGAAAATGAGCCGCGTCGCGGGTTTCAATCTCATCCAGAACACGTTGTTTGAGGATCCGCTCCAATTTGTAGACCTCAATCTCATCAAGGATGCGCTGCTTGGATTTAACGGGTGCACCCCGCGCGTCCAACGGCTCAGATCCCATTGAGATTTTGTTCCGTAAGATTTCCAACCTTTCCTCATACGTGGCTACAGTGTTTAAACCTTGGTCACGAGTCGAGTCGTTTGGTGGGAGATCTGCTAGGGGAGGATCAAGGATAGGTTCAGTCTTATCCAGGAAATTACGCTTGTCGCGAGCGTATTCCGCACGTAAAGCTCTGTTTGCAGCCCGAGAACTCTCGTGGTCTGCCGTAACATCAAAGGGAGCCGGTTCAACACCAACCGACTCCCCTAACGGCCCAAGGTTAGATTTATAGCGTTCACGCAAATAATCCTTGGGCCAACTTGCCACAATGAGACACAACAAGACAATGCGCTTGATGAGAGACATGGGCAAATACGTTTTATCGAG